ACTTTACTCCTCTTCTCCAGTCAAGCTGATTCCAAGGAGCATAAGAATGTTAACAAGAAAAGAAAACTCTTCCTGGGACCCAAACCAGCGTACCCAACTTTGTTCGTGTTACCACTAAATTTTGGTCTCATTGAGTTCTTTGATAGAATCGTAATAGATTTTCAACCCCACTTTCCCTAAGGTCACATTTCTTACGGTCTTACGATCGTAGAAATAGGATCTTAGATGAACGTCGGGAAGGAATTCCGTTATGAAATTGTCAAGGTTCTCATACGAGGCGTTGATATTGGCTTCGGCTTTTGTCAACAACATACCCATCTTTAAGGCTAGTAAGGCCATGGGATGAGAACTTGTCTGGAGATGCACTAATACCATATCAGAAACGTGGTTACCCTCGCTCTTGGCGATAGGATTAATGATCTTCTCAGTAATTAACTTACTGCGAAGCATTGACCCTTCGTCCATGAACGTGGAGATTCTCTCTTCGAATGCTCGAAAATAGTGAACGACCATTGTAGTATACAATGTGTCTTCACTGTTTAAGGCACACCATGGAAACCCAAGATTTATCTTGGCCTCCACAGTGGACCTGAATACGAGCACAATCGAAAGGAGACGCTTCCCTTTCTGTGAAAGGAAAGAGAAGCACTCCGGGGCATAAAGTTCTGAACCAGGTAGAACGACATTCCAACGTCGCTGTAGAAATTTTATGAAGTCAGGTATCATGTACAAGGTCTTACGACAAGAGACAATCAAGTCAATAGGGATGCCGCTAAGCTCATCTTCATTTAAGAAGATTCGTTTTGCGAACTCCCCGTAGATTTTGGTTCCTTTTGAGATAAAACCTTTGGACATGTTAATCTTGACTCCACATTTTTCCATGCGATCGCGGTAAACCGTAGCAACCTGCTCATCCATTATGGCCACGTCGTCTCCGAGGATAACGTAGTTGCTGTAATACGGATCATTGGCACACCATCTGATAAAGATGTGATGTGTCAATGCAAATGTAGCCCATGATGACAACGCACCTAGAGGCTGTCCTCTTTCCCATGAGAAAATCCTATCTTTTAGATGAAATTTTCGCTTAATGGAAATTACCTCCGACCACAGCTTCCCAATGGTCTCCCCGAATATCTTGTTGATAACAAGGATTTGGAGAGAAATTGGAAACCTGTCGGTTGCTGAAGATAGATCGAGAGATGCGCAGTACCCAGAGGATTTCGCTTTTGCTCTAACAAGAGCAAAACCGTCTTCCTGTGAGTATGTGGCATCGCTC